TTGACTTAATAATGTTTCAGTTTTAATTTTTCTATCTTCAATACCGTAAGGTTTAGTTTTCATTTTATTTTTACCTTGTTTACCGTAATCCACTTCGCCTCCTTTATTCATTTTCTTAGGCCCCCAGTCTTTTCTTTTCACTCCAGAAGGGTCTTTGATTTTGCCAGCACAGATTTTAGAAGCATAGGCATTCGCGTATGCTGAAGGATATACCTTGAACTTACGTTTCGCTGCTGCTTTTCCTCTCGCGCATAATTTGGTCATGTTTATATTTGCTCCTGTTGTAAACTTTTTTAGACCTTATCATTTTAGGTCTGAATCGTCTAGTCCGTAGGCTTTTGGCTATTGGGTTCTTTCTAGGCATATTTTATTTCTGCCCGATTCTATTATAGAAAAACCATATTTTTCAAGAACCTTGTTAATTAATTCCATGTCATATTTAGGAAAATCATCGAATACAAATCTAGTCCCTTTTACTGATCTATTAGCAAACCACACTGATTCAGTAATTACATCTTTAGTCATATGGGGACCGTCGAAATGAACAAAGTTAAAATATTCTAAATGACCATTCTCATTCATAAACTGAGTGTCTGTCATTTTAATCACATTAAACATTGGATACCCTTCAAAGTCTTTTATCATCTGTTCATACATATCATCTGTATAATCACAAGTATAAGAACCAGAATTATCATAATGTTGATAATTTAAATTACCATAAGGGTCTATACCAAAATGCATATAAGGAAGACCTTTTAATCTTTCATTAAAAGCATCCATTATAATTTTAGATCCAAGTCCTTCTCGAACTCCTATTTCTAATGAATAAAATCTATCTTTTGGATTGTGAACTGGAGTTGTTTCGCACCACTTTTTTAGTAGTTCGTAATCTGAGCTGTCGCCTCTTATCATTATTTCCTTTTCTAGCGCCTCTTAGCTTACCGTCTATCTGTTGTGGAATCTGTGATCTTGATATTGGCATTATACTAAATCGACTGCTTTTCCTATAATTGGTTTATATTTAGTTTTACCATTTTCATCTCTATAGGCAAGTAAAAATTGTTTTCGACCTTTTTCAGGGACATACGACACATGGCACCATCCGCTATTAGGTTCTCCTGGAACATAGTATTCCAATATCATTTGATCATAATCTAGGTTTTTATAAACCCAATCACAAACCTCTGCATTGTCTTTTCCCATACATTCGAAATCAACGGCTTCAGCTTTTGCATGCTGTGAATTAACGGAGCTTCCTATTTTGACACAAAGATTAGGGGATCTGAATCCAGAGGTCACGGTTACAGGCCCGAAGTGGTCTCGTACTGGTTGAAGAATATTTTCACACAATAATTTTAATTTTTCTATTTGATCTGCGTTTGGATTATTGTCAATGTTTAAACGGACTGCAGTGTCCGACTTAATTAACTCTTGAAGAGTAAAGTTTCGTGAAAGGTTCATTACTTAGATTCTACAATTTTTTTAATAGTTTTACTACCGTCAATATTAGTTTCTAATTCAGCTTTTACTTCACCACACATAAATCTTTTATTATTCATTTCCATATTTCTAGATGCTTCTCTTTTCATTTTTAAACAAGTAGATATATCTGGTTGAATTCTATGTTCAACTAATTCTCCTCCTATAAATAAACAAAGTGCTATTACGTATTGCATTAATGATTCCCATTTAATTTACCAATATTAGCTCTAACGCTATCTTTTAATTTTTCTACATCTACACGTAATCGTTCAACGTCTGTTTGTAATCTTTCAATATTAACTCTATTATTCATCATACCATCAACTCGTACCGTTAATTTTTCTAAACCTTCTGCAATATGTTCTAGTAACATAAACTGCTCCTGGTCGATTGGTTTTTGAGAAGAGGCTTCAAGTAAATCTTGTTCGAATAATTGGTTTTTAGTCTCAAGGTTATTTAATCGCTCTACTACAGAAAACGCAAACCAAGCACCTACCACTATGCTACTAATGAGCATAATTAGATTCCTCAACGGAAGACCGATGTTCGTGTTCTCATTTATCTTCATTAAATACCTTGTAATCTAGGGTCTTTAGAAGTTATATTTTTTTCAGCTTTTGGTCTAGAAATAGATTCTTTGCTTCTCTTTCTAAGAATAGCTAATGCAGATTCTTGTTTTCTTTTGCTGTCTATTTCTTTTTTTAAATCCCATTTAAAATTCATTTTTTTCTCCTTTTAAATATATTATCTATTTTTTCAAAGAAGTTGTCTACAGCCTCAAAAAATTTATATATGAATTTATCTATCATTCGTATGTTTTATCTTCTTCTCTTATCTTTTCTTCCATTTCATAAAACATTTTATTGCTATCTTCTGTAACCATATCATTATCTTCCGCATCCCAATAAGTAGTTTGGACTCTATAGTCAGGCCAGCTGTTATCAGTAGTGTATGAATTAACATGCCACAAAATGCGATTATTAGGCTGAGCTGCGTAATTACCATTATCAAGCTCCAATATATGTGCACACTTATGTTCTTGAGGAATTTCAGAATGTTCCACATCCAAGATGTTAACATCTGGGTGACCCCAATCAATCGTAAATAAATATTTTCCATGGTAAAACTTTTTGTCTAAACCTAAAAATTTACCTTTTATACCATCCAACCAATCAAAGCAAGTAACACTAGGCCAATAACTAAAACAGTTCCACAGTTCCAATTCGTGCGTCTGCATATTCGGCACATCGGCTCGGTCATACTGTTTTTGGAAAAACGCTGAGATAGGCAAACGCCAATAGCACGCACCATTGGGTAACATGATATTAAATAAGAGCGCACGACCTGATATACTTGTGAGACCAAAGATAACACAGTCTTCGCTTTCTCCTTGATGTTCTTTAAGATCATAAAGATACTCCTTTCTTACTTTACAGTATATGGGTGGTAAATTAGCATTTAAATAAGACATCTAGCATTTCCATCTTCTTCTCGCTTGTCTTATTCTTGAGTTAGGATCATTTCTTGTTTTTGCACTAGCTCTTTTTAATTGACCAAGTGATCTAGCACAATAACTTTTTCTTCTTTTAGCTGCAGATGATCCAGGCTTTACCTTTCCCGTTACTGCAGTTTTTAATTTTGAACCAGGGTTTTTTCTTCTGTACGCCATGACACCTTTTCGTGTCATACCTGCACCAGATTCAGTAGAACGATAGTTTCCTTCACTCTTTCTTCGAGAAGGCATACCACCGTCTTTTAAAAGAATTGGACTTGTTCCTTTTGATTGTATGCCTACTCTATTCATGATTAGTATGAAGGCCCTGGGCCTGAGTATTTATCTGTTAATAATGTTACTGCCGCAACTGTATCAAATGTCGATACATAAATTCCTTTTGGAAACAGAATACCATCTTCAGGTAATGAAAAGTTTACCACATCTCCAGCGGGTACATCAATTGTAAATAAATTTGCACCTGCTTGAGAAGTTGTAGTTAATTTAACAACACCTGCATTAGTAGAATCTGTGTTAGCAGCAATGACACCTCTAAGTCTTACACTTGGACTAATAATTGCATTAGTAGTCGTAGTTGTAAATCTTGTTGCTTGTACATCACTTTTATAACCCATTTTATCTCCTTAGTTTGTGGCTCCCGAAGGAGCCACAGATTAATTACGCATCAGCGAACGGAGTCACGTTTGCATCAGAAGTTGAAGTACCTATTAATTCACCTTCTACTTGATAAACGTTATCTGCCACTGCTGTAACTTTAATTACACTACCTTTTTTACCACCTTTAACATCACCATCTAAAGTGATTACGTCATTAGTAGCAGCTGGAACAAATGAAGATACTGCTCCAGTAGTAGCATTAGTTGAAATTGTATTTACTTTACCGATAAATTTATCAGTTCCATCAGTTTTGATGTCTAAGTCAGTTGCATCAGCAGTTAAAACGAAAGTGAATGATGCACCTAAGTTATTTGCTGAATTTAAACCGTTCTCATCAGTGGTACCAGCTGCTGCTGCACTGATTGTTGGTAAAGTTAATTTTCCATCAGTATCTGATCCGATACCAAGGATTCTGCCAGAGTGATCTGCAACAGTTATCGCAGTAGATGTAAGAGTTTCTACCATTCCTACACCTGCTCCGATAAAACCGTTAATAGATTTTACTGGACCTGTGAACGTAGTTTGTGCCATATTTAGCTCCTAGTTATTTGAATACAGTCTCTAGGTCGTCGACTATACGCGTCTGTATCCAAAGTTAATTTTGTATAGTGAAGATATATTACATAAAAAAAGGGGCGAAGTAAACTCCGCCCCTTTTCAAATAGTTAGGTAATTAAAAATTACGCTGCGCCTGGTGAACCAAAGATTCCTCTAGGGTCAGAGAAGCCGAAGCTGTATCTTTCTCTAGCTTTGAATCTCATGTTGCCAGTGTCAAAATCACCTTCCATTGCAGTTCTTAACGGCGATCTAACAAAGTGTTTTAGACCGTTTGGTGCGTCAGTCATGATGAAGAAAGCATCAGTATCAGTCAAGAAATGATTGATTCTGTAACCTTCTGGGATCATTCCCATATTCATCATAGCGTTCACATCGTTATCTGCAGTTCCTACTCTTAAAGGTGACTTTAAGATTCTCTCAGCAGTAAATTGTAATTCTTTTGGAATTATCAACTTTCTACCTTGAGTAGCGATTTTTAATCCTCTTTCATCAACGAAAGCCGCAATGTCAATTAACGACTGTTCTAATGATGTTTCAGATAAGTCCGCTGCAGTAGCTAACTCGTTTCTGAATGTTCCACCAGTTACTAGTGGGTGTGCATCAGATAATAGAGGTTGTCCGTCACCACCATTAGCAGTGTCGAAACCATTGTTCAAGACAGCAGCAGCTTTCACTTGTTTAGTGTTAGCCATTGATCTTGCCAATGCTCTTGTGTAACGAGCAGCTAATCTGTCGTACAGGTTATCTTCAACAGCTTCTTCAGTAACCGCGAATGCTAAAGCAATAGTTTCATGCGTATATCTTGCTGTGAAACTTTCTTTTGCATCGTCGAATACCACTGCTGCACCTTCGTTTTTAGTTGGTGCAGATCCGAAGCCTGATAACATTACTTCTTCTTCAAAAGCTCTGTCAGAAGACTCTGTAGTAAAGATTTCTGCGTGTTCGTTTTCGTATCTATCGTATTCCAAGCCGAATAAGGCATTCAGACCTGGCTCTAGTTCTTTAACTAGTTGTGCTCTTGATATAGCCATAGTTATTTATCTCCTTATCCGTTACCCGTTAATACCTACAACTCCACCTTTGTATTGGTGAGCGTTGATTCTAACAAGTACGTTTACGTTTGATGTTGATTGATCACTGTTGTCAGGGTCTTGAGAAATATCAATAGCCTGTAATACAAAAGTAGACGAAGAGTCTGCTGTTGATACATCTAATGCATTTCTTGAACTGCCTGATGCAGTGTCGCCAGATCCAACTGCAATTTTGTAGTTAGCAAATAAGTCAGAATTCGCAAAAGTTTCATCTGCCTTAATTTCATAAACCACATTTGGATCGTCGATTACGTTCGCAATAATATCGTTAGCACTTACAGTACCAGGATAGTAATTTTTGAACGTAGGTTTTTGAGTCGTCGGGTCTGTATAGAAGACACCATTGAAAACTCCAACAACAGGGTTAGTAGTTGCACCTGCAACAATGATAGTACCATTGTCACTTGCAGCAACTAAGTCGCCTTGGAATATTTGAGAACCGTAGTTCTTTAATATTCTGTATCTGTTTTGTGAGTTATTAAACGGTGTTCCACCTAACATTCTCGAAGGTCTTAAACCAAAATTACCGCTTTGATTAGCCATAATTGTTCTCCTTATTTAGTTTGTTAGTTGTTAGTTTAATAACCCCTTGGTAGTCACTAAAAAATTATTTTTTAGTTCCACTTCCGAAGGTTACTCGAGATTGTCTATCAATATTGATAGGCATCTCTGGTCGTTGCTCCTTCATTAGATCATGGTCTACCGCGTCCATCTGACCTTTGGTCTTGGTATTAAAGTATTCTTTACGCGATTCCACAATCTCTTCTGGTATCCTAGCCAACAATAGGCCACCAACCCCAACTACGCCTTCGTGTGTTCCACTGCTGATGACAGGATAATCATTAGGACCAATCTGTTCAATTAACTGATCAGCTCTAACTAATTCCCATCCCTCTCTGAGTTTCTTCGACATGTTTCCAGTGTCTTGATAACCCATTGATTCAGCTCTCAGCCATCTGTGGACAAAACCTTTCGGTGGCGGAGGCGCATCTAGACTTGACGGTGGAGACCAGACCTTTTTTCGAACATCTTTTGCTCTTTGATCTGACTCGCGCGAAACTCTTTTATTTTCTTCACTCATATTTAGCTCCTTTATTTAACATATTTCGCGTATTCTTCAGGTGGCACCCCTAATCTTTTAGCGATTACCAACTGTGACTTGGTGAGTTTCACAGTTCTGCGTCCATTTTGGTTTCTAACAGCAGAAGCAACAGTCTGGACGGGTTTCTTTTGCTCCTGTTTCTCCTCAACTACAGTGCCTGTAGGTTCGGATTTAGCAAACTTCTGAGGGAAATATTCCGCCAGTCGTTTATCTAATTCATTATAGTATGCATCTGTGTCTCCCGCAATACCCTCACCCTTGATTTGCTTATCAATTTCGAGTGCTGCAGTAGTCATGATATTATCATTCATAAACCACTCATTCTTCTCAGCCCAAGCTTTAGCTTTTGGAGAAGCTTGAATTTCAGGAATTTCAGGCTCCTGTGGTTCATTTTTGATTTTTTCAGCTTCTTGTTCACGCATATATTTAGTATTAGCCAGTCTTTCTTTTTCAATACTTAACTGAACAATTCTTTCATTTGCTTTTGCAATAGCTCCTGAATCCCCTGATTCGATCGCTTGTTGTAAAGCTCTTGATGCGTCTACAGAATCTGAATTAATTCTTTTTTCAAATTCAGAAAGATAATTATCTTCAAGTTTTGGAAATCTTCTTTGAAGTTCATCCATTTTTTTCTGAATACCCTTCGCATAAGACAGAGCAGCTTTTTCTCTTCTTTGAGCTTCTCTCCAATTTCTAGTTAAATCATTTATTCTGCTTTTTACATTTTCAGAATATTGATTTAAATCTTGAGGATCATTTTTATCTTCTGATTTTTCTTCCTTAGGTTCTTCTGTTTCTTCCGCATGGACAACTTCTATTTTATCGTCTTTGTGTTGATTAACAGCTGTACCGTCTGGTTCAACTTCATATTTTGGAATAACAGGTTCTTTTGATTCAACCTTTTTTTCTTCAACTTGAACTTCTCTATCTTCGACTCCTGA